AGTCGTTTCCACCGCGATGTTTCTACTCAAGGAGACTCCTAGTGTAGAAAAAAAATTTCTACTCAAGAGATTTTGGCGTGTCCTACTCAAAAGAAAAAGCCACGCTCTACTCAAGAGAATCTGCGCCCATCTACTCAAGAGAATTTGCCCGCTCATACTCAAGAGCCTTTGCCAGTCAGCTCAGTGTACTTCTTAGCGATCGGTTCTGCGTAGCGGATAAACTCTGTACGCATGTCGGATGTCCAGGCTTCAGGCTTGGATCGGTTTAGGAACCACTGACTAACCTTAATCAGCGGAAAGAAGAACGGTTTGCGTTCGCTTGGTACGGATGTCGTGATCGGATCGGGCAGCATCTCTGTCCATAGCATGATCTGGCGCAAGGCGGCTGGGTCACCGTCTTGCAGTTTCTTCTGATGTGCCGCTACACGTTCTAACCGTTTGCCTTGCTCATTAGTTAGATTAACTGACTGCAGTAAATCAGATACGTTATCACCTTTAGCTCTTGCACTGGATATGATGGCGCCGGCCTGTGCTGCCAAGCCAATCACTTCGCCCATCTGCTCAAGGGTTTCTGTGCGTCTCTTGTTTAGCTTCTTGATTATTTCTTTAAGTTCTTGCATCTGTCCCTGCCTTTCAATAGTGCGGCATTGTTAAACTTAGGAATCTCACGACGCCGCGTGTCGTGATGTTTCCTTGCCCTGAGATCGTAGGACTCGCGGGCCTTCTGACTTTTCTGCGCTCTTACCGGCAAGCCAAGGCGATCAGTTAGACTGAGCACCCGTTTGCTGAACGCCTGCTTTGTAATCTTGTGTTCCTTGGCAAGCTGGGTCATCGACTTGGTCGATCTATTAAGCACAACCGCAAGCACAGACTGCTCTAACGTGTCGGCCATATTCTGAACCGCGGGATGATCTGGCGCCTTAGTTATTAAGTAATGAAACACCTGAGTGGTCAAAGCCACTGATGACGTTGTAACAGTCAGACCAAGCTCATAAAACGCCTCATGGACTAGATCCGAAATCCCATCGATCCGGGTGGAAACGTGAGCCGATCCGCATGGGATCCGTTCTAACGCTTGCTGATCTATCATACGCAACCCTCAAGATCCAAATCACCCTCAACCCTCACCCTCAAGATCCCCCTTAAGAGGGGGGATCTTGAAGGTGGTGGTATCAAGTTAATTTGAGTGGCACTCAAGTTAATTTGAGGGTTAGAAAGGCTGATCATTTGACCCCCCCTTGATTTGATACTTTCCGTCAACTTCACATATAAAATCATCAGCCTTACCATCAGAAACATAGCGCTCGGCAGTTTGGGTTGATTTTCCAGTATGATCCTTAACCCACCTAACTAGATCAGCCCATGAACACGGCATAATTCCGCACCTCCGCCAATCAACAGTAGGAGCCTTTGGCCCCGGTTTCTTCTTTTCGGGTGCTTCTGCCTCAAACCACGCCATGCCCTTGTCGGCGTGCTTAAGGTGGACTAGCGGCTGCGTCTTGCTTGCAATTAAATCGCTCGCAGTAAGGCCAGAACGTAGCCCAGACCGCTTTCCGCGCTTTGTTACCTCTAGTTTGTAAGTGTACGTTCCTTGCTCATCCTGGCCACAAGGCGACAGCATTAACACGGCCCGCGCCCAGTTCGTTAGCTCTGAGGAACCAAACCCGCTGTACGCTTTGTCGTGCCCTTGGTAACCGCTGCCATCCCGTGTTGGCTTTGGGGTATGGTGCATAAGCATCCAAGCAAACCCAGCCGACAACGCCAGCGGGTTGAGCATATTCCGTAAAAAGCCACCGGCAGTCTCCTGGCTGGATAAGTCGCCACCGATAAACGCCAGCAACGGATCTACCCACGCCAGATGCGGCTTGTGCTTTTCGACAAGGCGACGCATCCGATCGACAAACCGTTCCCCCGTCGACGTGCAGTCACGCACGATTACGATGTTTTGCTTAACAAGCGAAAGCTCATCGTCAGTAAGGTTCAACGCCTTTAATATGCCCTGCAACGCCTCAGCTACATCGCCTTCATCGTTCTCAGCCTGCACAATCAGCGACTTTAACGGCTTGCCGTGTGGCGATATGCCAAAAAGGTCACGGCCGCACGCCCAGGTGATAGCGGCCTGAAGGCACAGGACGCTCTTACCAAGGCCACTGCTGCCAACCCACAAGGCGGATCCACCACGACAAATCCATCGCTTGCCTAGCAGTTGAGTCGGATCTGCGTCCTCCTTGAAATTGACCAAGTCCTCCCACTTGTAGGGCTCTGGGATATCACCGTAGATCGTGCGCTCCTGCCATTCGATGTAGGTCAGCGTCGGAGCACCACACTCAACCAACTCTTGCTGCTGGCCGGTGGCCGTACGCATAGCACCTGGCAACCTAGAGTATCTGCCAGCGTCCTTGTTTGCTGGATCTGGTTTACTGTGCTCTAGGTGCTTGTAAATAAAGTCTACTCGCTCACTAAACTCCTTAGCACTTGTTGCGTCGACTTTTACCCAAGCGTGCAGACTGCGTGCCCCGCTCTTAATGATTGCGGATGTAGGCAAGCCGCTGCGCTTGATGATCGCCCACTGTTCCTGCAAAGTGCTTTCGTCGAACTCGATTAGGCAGTGACGCCATTTAACTACGTCCTCACTCTTTTTGCCCTGTCCGTTGTTGGCGTTGATCGAAACATACACACCGACTGCGTTGCCCTGCCACTCCTTTAGGCCGTCTGCCTTAAAAAGCTCCAGCCATTCCTCGCGGGTTTTAATCTCTCCGTAACCTTGCGGCCGCTCGCGATCTCCGTCCTTAATCGATCGGCAGATATTTATCTGATCCCCTACGTCAAAACACGTAGTCAGGAACTTATCGACCGGCCCGCTCTCCACGCTAATCGGCATGGGCGGCACTGGCAGATCCTCACGCACGATTGCCCCATTCTGATAACCGTACTTGGCTTTCGGCCTCCACGCTTCCCTGGCTGGCTTCGTGTAGGCTGACTTGACGGCCGCCACTGCCTCCTTCTGCGTCAGGCCAAACTTAGCGCCCCAAATCTCGGCCTCCGTCTCAGCGTCGAACTGCGACAAGCCTTGGTCACGGAATTGCAACGCCATCTTGAACAGCTCCGTGTTGCGGTGCCCTTCTGGCGCCCCGTTGTGGTAAATGGCTTCCGTAGCTGGCGGTAGTGCAATCATTTTTTGGAAAATTCTTCTAACGCCTTTGCAATTACGTACTGAATTACTGCCTCTTCATCTTTCTTTAGCTTTTTCAGTCCAAATGCGTGCAACGCCTTGGCCGTCTTGGCGTCATAGGTTACGTCGACTAGAACCTGCTTCGGCGCAGGCCGTGCTTTGCCAAAAGTAATTTTGCCTAAATCCTTCATTTGCCTTTAGCCTCCATCGCCTTTGCCTTGTGCTCCTCGGCTCGTTTCAGCATCTCCTTGCATATCGTGATCGCCAGATCCAAGCGTGTACGCACGGCCTGATATTGCTCTTTCAACAGATTCTTTTTTGCACGCTCAAGTATTTCGAGGTGCCAAGTGAGGCGCTTTACGGACATGTGTTTTTATCCGATTGCTGAATAATCAACGTAGTAAGATATGCGGAAAGTGTTAGCCCATTGTTTTTAGCAAGCCTTTCGCCCATTTCCCTTACTTCTTGGCTGAAACAAAGATTTGTTTTTATTTTGCTTCTTTTTATTACTCTTTTTTCATCTTTTTGATTATTCCTATTTACAACGATTTTTGATAACTCATTTTCAAGCATTATATATAAGCTGTCTTCGTTAATAGGACGCACTTTTTCATCCTGAAACTGCTGCTGTGACAATTCGCTATACAGTTTTAATGTAAACTCTGGATTATTAAATGCTACTTCACGCAAAACATTCCAATCCGTGCTTAGTTTTTTGTTTTTGTTTTTATTTATCCCGCCGTTGTATTCTGGAAGCAATAACCCAACAAACGCAGATTCTAAAAGATCTAAACATGATTCTGGCGCAACTAAAGTATGGATAAGATCATAATCCTTTCCGCCATGAATGTGCTGGAATGGTCTACTGTAAAGATTTGTTGTTTTGCCAACATATACGCATTTCTTATTTTTTATTAAGAAATATATTCCAATAACATCTAATTTAGATATTTGTTTTAGTTCCATGCAAATATTAAGGCTTTGTATTTTTTGATTAAAGCATTCCACGTGTTGAACCAATGGTTCATGTGCATTATTTACACTCACCACTGCCCCATTCCCCACCGCATCCGATTGTTACGGGCGATGATCACTTGTTCGGCGTACTGCTCCGGCGTGTAAGTGCAGATGACGCGGGCGGAGAACATGAGCAGTAGATCGGCTAAGCTCATTTGCTCACCTCGACGATGCATCTGATGATTTCCGCCGCGACTTGCGGTACGATGGCATTTCCGAGTCCACGCAATTTAGCCACTCGGTTGGGTACCCCATGAGCCACGCGACCCACGTTGGGTTCAGGGAGCCACGTTGCCCAATTAGCGCAAGAGCGTTTGGTAACTGGTCGTGATGCCCCCGAGTTTTGGCTAGATGTGCTTCTGAATTTTGTCCCTTGTGATCCCTTGCCGCTGGCGTTGGCCACATCACAGACTCGTTCACCGCTCTCACCAGACATCTGAACCGATTTTCTTTCGGATTCACATTCGCTGAATTGTCCACCGTTGGTGTCGGCCACATCTTCGAATGCACAACTTGCTCCCGAAGATTCCCACTCCTTGACCTTCCCTCTCTGTTCTTCTGATTGGTCGAACAATCCTCCGCCTGTCTTGGAGGCAGTGAGTCCATCGAGTTTGGAGTGGCCCACAATCCAAACCCTGTCTCTTCTGTGTGGCGCGTCAACGGCGCAAGCTGGAACAATGATCGGTTCGACTTCGTAACCTTGACCTTCCAAGTCAG